CAACAGTAGTGGCTTCAATGCCTCTAGGATGTCCTCGCAAGATCGGTACTTGTACTTCCCGAATGCGTTAAACTGATTCTTTGGAGCTTTCAACTCCGACTGGATTGCAATTAGTTCTTTCATGTGTGTTGTGTTTATTCGTTATTTAAAATTTCTAGTTTAAGAATTGACTCTAATAAATCTGTAAGCTCCACCTCAGACTGATCTTGAATGCAGCTGAATGAATGAGTATTCTCAATAGTTACTTCTGCACATTCGATTGAATAGTCTCCAATCCAGAGGTAGGTCTTGTTGTTAAACATAAACATCACCTCTGATTCAAAAATATTAGATTTTGATTTTAGAAGGTACAAATGGCCTATAGCCGTGTCAAGGGTTTTAATTAGATTTTTCATGTGTTTGTGATTAAGTAAATTAAATTAATAAGTATTAGAATTGATGATCCGATTAGAAAGTCAATGACAAAGTATTTTTCACTATGCTTTTTCACTATGCCTATGCCTATGGCTATCAGAGTTGACAGCATCATGAAACAGGTAACATATACCCAGGTCATGGCTTGTGTTTAATTAGAGTCTTTACCTCTGCATACCTGTATCCGTACTTATCCCAGAGAAGCTCGAAGGTAATAGCTATGGCAATATGTCTCTGCTTAGATACTTCTCCGTAGTGTGTAGCGATAAACGCATCGATAGTTTCATTAACGTAGACTAGCATCTTTAACCCAGTTAGCGTCAACAAATACTATCCATTGGTTGCCTATCTTTCTAGGTGGTTGCACCCATTCGGCAGGGAATTTACCAGACCTGATGATTTGGTGAACCCTGGTTGATTTTTCACTATAGCCCTTGAGTACTCCGTACTCTTGAGCTGACATCATTTCGCAAAACATTTTCTTACCTCCTGTTCTATCTGTTCAACAATGAATGGGTCTAGCACAGCACAGATAGTTCTGTAGGCATCAGAGAAAGTCTCTGTAAGCTCATCGTAAATCTGTATGTCTAGGGACTTGCCTCTACCGAAGTAGAGATTGAGAACGATTCCGTCATCCTCGAAGGATTCTAGCTCTAAGCTAAATCCAGACTGGTCTAAGCAGTAATGGTGATCTTTTAGCATGGTGTGTTTGTTTTAATTATGATGCAATTTACAAAGAGTTGTATTAGTTGCAAGTGATTTGTTAATTTTATTTTCCACTATGGATTTTGTTTTACACTAAGGGTTTATTTTTTATTTGGTCGGTTGATTTTGTTTTCCACTACCACCAGGAACGGTGGTTTTGTTTTCCACTATGGGTTTTATTTTCCACTATGGGTTTTTCCGCCATGTTTTCCACTACCCCATGTTTTCCACTATGGGTACGGTATGGCCGTGCCAGTCCGTGCCCGTTGGGGGCCGTGCATGGCATGACTACCTTGAGACCTAGAAAGTCAAATAAGGCTATTTTTAAGGCTGTAGCGGGGCGATATTTTTAAATTGGTATCCTTACATGGTTTAAAATTTAATGGTCTTAAAACGGCTTAAAATAGGCTTAAAATCAAAGGTGTAAATAGCATAAAAAAATAGGGCTTATTTAGGCCCTATCTTTTGCAAATTGTAAGGAATACAGTCTAGACCGTACTCAATCGAATAACCTATTTTAAATAGGTCTGTTTCTAGCTGTATTAAATTTCTATAGCTTGGATTTTTATCCATGTAACGTGCTAAAATAGCCCGCAAATTAGCGGGCCATAAATTAGGGTATTCAAACAAGTCTTGCATTTTTAGTGAATTAATAAACCTATTTTTTTATTTTCAGTTACCCATTTAGTCGCGTTTATATCCAGGTAACTAGAATCAAAATAGCCCGCGTCTTGCATATCCTTTGCAGTCTGAAAAATTTTGCTGTGTCGTTCGTTCTCTTGGTCTATTAATTCGTCGCGTGTTGATCCTAGACTAAAAATTAAATCCATATTTTCAGGTATGGCAAAATTTCCACGGATAAAGCTGTGGCTCTTTGTATATGCGTAAAAACGTACGCTTGGATTCAAACGCGCAATTTCTAGCCACTTTGCAAAGTAGGTAGGGCTGTAAAAGTCCCCGCTGTCGTGTATACGGACATAAATTTGCTTATCCTTTTTTACCCTACTCAATTCCCATGTAATTCGGTCAACAAAGTTTTCTTGCTTGCTAGCTTCATATCTTTTTGAAAGGGCCCGCTCCACATTACCAAAACGGTACATTCCCTTTTTTGCATAACATAGCTTTAAACAGCTGCCAGCAAAAGGACAAGTTATTTTTCCGCTCTTTTTGTCGTTCCCTGCAGGGATTGAAAAGTTGAATATTTTAACGTCAAACTCTTTGGCTGTTTTTTTTAATTTGGTGTTGCCTGTACCTAGTAAATTTTCCATGTTTTCTAATTGTTTTTAGTTTGAAAATAATTTAATCCCTAGCAAGTAACCCAAAAAGAAAATGGGACTTAATGCAAGGATATAGTATAAAATTAATCCGAGTACTCTAAATGCTTTTTTCATAAATACATTGAATAAAATGCCATATATTTTTTACATGTTTCTTTGTCAGTGCTGCCAATTACCAATGCATCTAGGTAAACTTGGTATAAAAATGCAGCTGCCTTTTTTGTGTGTGGTCCGTATGTCATCTTAGTAATTTTCAGTTAGGTAGAAACTATTTGTCAATTCAAGGCCGTAAATGATTCCTAGGCCTAAAATAACCGCAATTATGCCAAATGCGATTAGGTTTGCTTTTGTGCTTTCTTTCATGATTTTGTTTGTTTTAGGGTTAAATGATTAAATAAATTTCTTTTCAAGTTTTATGGCATAATCTAAGCCATGAAGCACCTTGCACTCTTTCGGTTGCTTACCGAAATAAACTTCCTTTTTTGAATAGTCTAAATAGATACACGCTAGGTAGCTTTTGCCGTTTTTAGTATATCTAACTTTGGCATTGAAAAGATCCTCAAAACTTAACTCAGGATTCATTCTAGCTACTTCACCTTCATTGAAGTAAAAAAACTCTTGGATTTGAATTGCATTTTTCATGGCTTGTTTTGTTTAAAGTTGTACTATTTTGAGTTAAAGTTGAATTTTAGTGCGTTTTTGAGCCCGTTTGGCCGTTTTGCTTACTCAAAGGATGCAAAAGTTTGTACTAGATGCAAGTAAATAGTTAATTATTTATTTATTTATAATTAGTCTAAATAACCTACCTTTGATTAATCAGATATTTCAAAGGATAGTTAGCATGACAACTAAAACAGGCAAAGGCGGAAAAAGAGAGGGAGCGGGAAGGAAACCTAAAGTACATGAAGTAAAGCTGGTAGAAAGCATGGACGCAATCAGCGTACCGTCCGAAATCTGGAAAGCCTTGTTGTACAAATGTTTACAAGGCGATACGGGCGCTTTAAAACTTTGGCTTAGTTATAGGTACGGTTTACCAAGGCAGCAGCTAGACATTACTACCAACGGTGAAAATATAGCTCCGCCTATCCAATGGATCTCGAAACAAATAGAATTTAATGAAGTTGATGCAATCGAGTTTGAAACAATACCTAATAAGATAGAGATACAATTACTTGATAATGAGGAGGATATGTAACAATATGTATCAACCTGGGGGGGTATACTTGCGAGTGTACGCAAACCAGGGGAAGAACCCAAATGGCGAAAATTCAATTAATCAAATGGGGGGGGTATGTTTCTGAGTGTACAGGAATGAAAGCAAAAAGGCAAATGGCGAAAATTGGGATTAGCAAAAAAACGAGATGATGGTATGATACAATTACTTGAGGCGTATAAGCCATTATTCTATCAGAATCCTGATACGAGGTACTATTTGATTACAGGTGGGAGGGGGAGTGGTAAGTCATGGACATTGGCATTGTTTCTGTTGAACTTGACTTATGAGAAGGGTCATGTGATATTGTTTACGAGGTGGACATTGGTATCTGCGTTTATTTCGATTATTCCAGAGTTCATTGACAAGATTGAGGTGATGGGTAAGGAGGCTGACTTTGAGATTACGCAGACGGAGATTATAAACAAGGCTACTGGCTCGAAG